CGTGTGGCAAGGGTCACCGGGCTGAGGGTTGGAAGCATTGGTCGGGGAAGTAACATTCGCCCCGTCAAATACCGTTGGTTGGACAATGACCGAGCTATAGTCCGTAATGCGGTTTTCATGGTCTCCAGTAATGGTGCTGACGGTATCACCGTCCCCATTGCCGCGGGCGTCCCATGATTTCATAGCTACAAGCGGAAGCTGATTGCCTCCGGTTCCTGCTCGCGCCATCAAACATGGAGAAATATCCCCGCCCGTCTGCTCAGCATTGACAGCAGAAGAAGCAAGAACCCCTACACATACGTTTGCAACAATGCCTGGTTCGACTGTAGCAGTATCGCTCAGTGCAACAGAGACTTCTCCTGTTCCCTCTCGATGGTCTGCTCCAGCGCCTCCTTCAGCATAGGCGGCAAGACCTTCCCACGGCGTTCCGCCCTGCGCAAAATACCCTCGCAGGCCTTCGCGCTCAAACAATACTTCTCTGGCGCATTGGCCTCTAAAATCTGCGACAAGGTGGATTCTACGACGTCGCTGGGGCACTCCCCAGAATTGAGCGTCGAAAACACGGTAAGCAAGGCTCCATCCGTTTCCACTGTAACTGTCGGCATAGGGCCAGCCGAACGGTGGAACCGTAGGCATAGCGGCTGTCGGCTCGACGATTTTGATGAGTTCTTCGAGGACGATACGGAAGTCCTCCCCCTTGTTGCTGCTAAATGCTCCCGGAACATTCTCCCAGAGCGCGAAACGCGGATATTCTCCATTCGTTGCCTCCCTCATTTCTTTGATGATGCGTACGGCCTCCATGAAAAGACCGCTGCGTGTGGTTTCCTCGTCACCATTTGCCTCATGTTTGAGACCTGCCCTCTTCCCGGCTACGGATAAGTCCTGGCAAGGGCTTCCGAAGGTGATAATATCGACCGGCTCAATTTCTGCACCGTTGACCTTGCTGATATCGCCCAAATGCTTCATATTGGGAAACCTTGAGCGAGTGACGGCGATGGGATAGGGCTCAACTTCCGAAGCCCATTTCGGCTCGATGTCGCTCAGAACCCCTGCCAGAGGAAAGCCTCCCGAGCCATCAAATAAACTACCGAGTTTCCAAGACATGCTCTTCTCTCCTCCCAGGGCTTATTTCTTCTCCGTTATCGTGAAGATATCTTCCGGCATGCAGTTCTTGCGACAGCCAATCTGGTCCTTCGCCATGAGCGTCGGCTTGCCTTCCGTCACGTAGTACCAGCGTTTATTGCCTTCTGCGTCTACTGCGGTATTGATATACGCCACCACATTCATGAGGCCGCAGACGTTATCAAGGATCTTTGCCGGGATTTTCGGCTGTAAACGCACAGCTACCTCGCCTGTAGGCAGCGTAATCTCTACGTTGTCGCTCCATGCGGTGAAGATGGTATTGCAGTCCAACATGGCACTCTCGCGGGAAAGACGCTTAAGGCTCTGATATACCAGCTGATATGCCTGTCGGAAATCTTTGAATTTTCCGCTGGCATCGAGCTCCAGAAGCCACATATCGATGAGATCCGAAAGGTTATCGAGGATGATGTTGTCGTACTGCTTGGAGCTGTAGCCTGCCTGGTAGGCATCGACAAGCTCTTTGACTGTTCCGACATTCTGAATCGTCAGATTTTGGCGATCAAAATTTTTTAGCACGATGCTGCTGTTATCCGTGCAGATGAGTAGGTTCTTTTTTCGCTTCGGCGCTGCCACCAGCGTTGAGTTGACGGTCTTACCACCGCCACTTTGTGTGTAAATCAATGCATTTGCCATTACCTTTCCCCTTCCCTACTGTTGCCCGTCTTCGGACAACGCTTTGATGTTTTTACTTGCTTCCATGACTTTTCGGCTATATTCGGAGGTATATAACCCCTTGCTGAACCAATGTTCCCAGGCACCCGTTGGGCCAGCGTTATACGCCACCAGCGCCATTTCGATGTCTCCGTACTTCTCGTAGAGCTCCGAGAGGTAGTTGATGCCGACCCTCACGTTATCGTAGGGGTTCAAGAGATCCATAACGTTTAAGCGAGCGATTCGCTCTTCATGCCAGCGGCGCTGCACCTGCATGAGCCCGAAGGAGTGCCCGTCGTCGCCTATGGAATCGGCATTATAGCTAGATTCGACGCAAATGACCCCTAGAATGATTTTCGGGCCTACCCCTGTCTCTTCACCCAGACGGATGATAAAACGCTGTAGAGACGCTTCTAGGGGCAAATCGAAGGGTTTTGCGTCGTCCATCTCGATTTCCTTGGCCTCCACCCTCACTTGGGGCGCTTTTTCGGCCTCTTCTACGGGCTGTAGCGTGTTCGCAGCGCACATCGTTGCGACGGAGGCGGCAATTAGCGTTCCGGCAACTATGCGGGCTATCATATGGAACCTCCCCATATGCGCTCTTTGAGCTGCGCTGCGCTCAGGCCAAAGAGATTGACATCGATGGGCTCCGTAATGACCTTCGTGCTGGTGCAGTAATCGCAGTTATAGTCCTCGCAGCGTTCTGGCTCGATGTTCCCAAGCTTAATCTGCTGATAGATGGCGATATCCTTTCGCACCTCTTCGAGCCCATCCTCCAAATCCCAGTCGGGCATCTTCCCTACCGAGAGATGTGCCGGCTTCTCCTTCGTTGCTACTACGAAGAAGAATGGAAGGGTCTCCCCCGTGTTCTGCCGTACAATCTCCTGATAGACGGCTGCTTGGAGGTCATACCGCCAGTAGCGAATGAGGGGTTCGAAGAGATTGGGGCTCCGAAGGCTTGCCATATACTTGAGGTCTGCTATGTATTCCCCTGGCATATAGCTATCCATCTTGATTTTGAAGGGTACGCCCTCTATCTCCCCTGTCATGATGACCTGGTGCTGGCCTGAGAGGTAATGCATCATAAGGGGCTGCTTCTTAATTCGGAGGATAGCTTCATCCGCCTGTAATACATCGGCGTAGCGATCTCCGTTCTTCTTAAAGAGCTCCGGCATATGTTCCACGAGGAACTGTTTTACAGATTCTTCAGAACCCGTCAGCATTTCATCAATGTAACTTCCGAGAAGAAGGGCTCTCCCCTGCTCTGCTTCGTACTCCCCACGGAGCTTGGCCATGGCCATAGCCGGACACTTCTGAAAATCTTTGAACTGGCTTACAGAGAAGTATTTCTCATTCGCTTCAGGGGAATAATAGTTTTCCGATGTCAAAGTCCATTTCTTCGTCTTCGTAGGGCTCATATTCCGCCTCCTCCCTTGCATTATCGATACAGCGCTGGCAGAACTGCTCCCCCATGATGTGGTACACGTTGTCCCCTTCATAGATGTCCTGGTCGCAGCCACTGCACACGAATATCGCCCGCGGTTCGGGCGAGTTCGGACACCGTGCTGCACAAGGCACCTGTCGGCAAATATCGCACATAACAGCGCCCCCCCTTTCGGTTTATTCGTTCCAATATTACGATTTAATCGTAATATTGGGTAAAAAAATAATGTCGTTGTAGCTGATGCCGCAGATTTCTCCGATTCTGATTGCCTGCAAGATCGTTGGAGCTTTCACTCCCTTTTCCCAGCGGGCAACCGTTCCCTCAGAGACCCCGCAAGCCTCAGCCATTTGTCTCTGCGTTAAGCCGGCCATCTTGCGCGCGGCTACCAAAGGAATCTTCTCAATCGCCATAGTTTACATTCCTTTCGAAATTGTCTTACGATTTAATCGTAATTTAATGCTAAAATAAATACCGCTTTAATGTCAACGGTTTATTCGTAATTTTTGGCTGATTTTCTTGACATTCTTACGGTTTAAACATAAAATGGGAGAAAACAACTGTTCTTATAATTTTCAAAAAACTTCTTGCAAAGGAGGTTTGTTGCCTATGAGTACCGCCAAAAACAAGGAAATTCTCGCCGGTAACATCAAATACTACATGGATTTAAAAGGGGTCAGCAAGCAGCAGCTGTGTGCCGCGCTCGACATTCGATACACCACGTTTGTGGGATGGATAAACGCGACTGCTTACCCGAGGATAGATTCCGTAGAGCTGCTGGCGCACTATTTTGGGTGTGAAAAAGCGGATTTGATTGAGGATTGGAGAAATAAAGAGGTCGAAGATGACGGGCTTTCCGAAAGCCAACGGGCGCTTATTCAGTTTGCTGAAACCGTCCCTGAAGACAAAGCCGCGTTGGCTCTTCGAGTAATGAAGTCAATTGTGGGAGAAAGTAAATGATATGATCTGCCTGTTCTTTGTTCAGGCTTTTTATGTAATTGATTAGGTCACTTCTTGAATCGTTTCCAGAGGCCTTCATACTTCTACGCCCTTCCCTTCTTTTTACTAGATGCCCGTTCCGGTTGTTATTTTACTAAATTCGAAAAAAGCGAACAATGGTAAATGTTTCATGTATGCGACTTGTCGTATATATGCGACAATAGGCCTCTAAGGAGGTCATAAAATTGACGACTGGAGATAGAATTAAGCGACTGCGCAAAGAACTCGGCCTTTCTGCCGATGAGCTTGGTGCAATGATTGGAAAGGATCGCAGCACCATCTACCGCTACGAGCGTGGCGAGATTGAAAAAGCCACAATTGACGTCATTCCGCCCTTGGCAAGGGCTTTACAAACCACACCACAATACCTGCTGGGCTGGGATGAAAAACCCGCATTTCATTGGATTGATTCGGATTACCGCATGAAATTGTCGAACCTCGCAGAACAAAGACTGGCTTGGACATTCTGTTATACCTGGACAGCAGAGGAATTCGACCTATTTGCGGCGCACGCCAGATATGTCCTGCGAATCAAGGAGTCCGAAAACTATGAAGCCATGATGCAATTTCTTGCTACGTTTTACGAACAACTCAACAAGTAGGCTGCTTTCCTTGATGTGAGAGTATCAAAAAGTTTTGGCTCATTCAAGGCTCACTTCGGCCCAGTTTCAGCCCAGTTCCGGGCCAGTTTTGGCTCAATTTGGCTCAGTTTCGGTTCAGTTTGGCTCAATTGTAGTGGTAAAGTAAAACTGGACACGTAGGGTAACAAAATTAGACAGATCCCCTTTTCTAGAGTTACTTCCCTTCCACCATACAAACATAAGAATGAGGTTGCCTATATGACGCAGAAAGAACGCATTGCTGAAATTATCATCCAACTCAAACAAATCCGGGAAGAGCGCGGGCTTACGATACAGGACGTGCATGATCTAGTTATTAGCTCCGGTGGGTATGTCTCTATCAGCTCTGTCAAACGTGTGTTTTCGGAAGAATCGGAGACGACGAGCTTTCGTTACCAGGATACTATTCAGCCCATCGTCAGAGCGCTTCTCGGGGTTAATGAAGAGACCCCGGAAAATAATGATATAACGGCCAATGAGATCGATGCGCTTAAAAATGTCATTCTTCTCAAAGATTCCATTATTAAAGACTTGCAAAGCCAAAACGAGGCTTTCTCCGAAAAAGTAGAAAATCTGGAGCGCGAATCAGCTCGCCACATTGCTGAAATGCACCAGCTTCGCGAAGAAGCAAAGAGAAAAATCGATCATTTGCTTGAAGATGTCGAGCGCCTGCGCAAAGAAAACGATAACTTGTGGGCCGAAAATCTCCGCAAGTCCAAAATCGTTGATATGTTCATTGAAAAGCAAAAGTCGGTTTGAAAACATAAAGAAGGAAGCCAAAAAGGCTTCCTTCTTTTCTATTTAGGCAGTTTGTATATGCTTTTTAATACTTCATGCAGCCCTTTCAACTTTCGTTCATCCAGTTGCATCGCATCTTTCACGAATGAGCAAAAGGCCTCATCAGAATTCATCCGTCCTACAACATCAAACTGGGCTTTTTGCGCCGAGGTCTCCTCTGGCATCTCTATTCTTTTCTTCATCAGCAAGTCTGCTTGACTCACCCCAAAATAATCAGCAAGCCTCGATACGGTTTCCTGCTGGGGAAGTTTCCCCCAATTAAACCACCCTGCGACAGTTTGATAGCTAACTCCCAGATCTCTACTGATGTCAATTTTTCGCTTTCCGGTGATGGCCATGTAATATTTTAGATTTGCTGCAAAGGCCTCTTTGGTTTCTTTATTTCTCATACGCTCGCTTTTACAGCACTTCGGACAAGATGTGATCGAGGAGTTTGGACATGCTGACGCCCTTCTTCTCTGCCATCTTCTTGAGCTTGGTAATGTTTTCGTCGCTCAAATAGAAGGTCACATTTTTCGCTGTCGGCTTTTCTGTGTTGAGCTTTGCAAAGATGTCCAGTTTTTCCTTTGCCTTAGGCTCGGACTTTGCCACAGGCTTCGCAGCAGGCTTTTCAACCTTCGATGCCTCTATTTCGGATTTTAAGGGCTCTTCCTGCGTCTTTTTTTCTTCCGCTATCTCTGCCGCAGTTTCTTCAATCTTCGCTTCTGCGGCCTTCTGTTTCGCTCCAGGAGCCTTTTTCTTCGCTTGATCTGCTTTCTTATACGGATTTCCTCCCATTTTACAGAACCTCTCTTTCTCTCATTTCGGAAATAACGGCGCGGAACGCCTCACAAGCATCGGAATTTGGAGCGGTAAGGTTAATGGGCAGAAATTCTGTTTCCGTGTTTTTTACATCTACACGGGACGGAATCGTATGCTCCATCAAAATTCTACCGAACTCTTCATCGTCGCGATAGTATTCCTTGATATCCTTCGTCTGTTTGATGCGCTTATCACAGTTATTGAGCACCAACGCCTTTGTATTGTCCTCAATATCTAGGTTCTCGCAGATCTCGCCCCAAAGATAAGTGAAGAGCTGCGCACCCTGAATAGCCTTCTTAGACACATCAGACACCAAAATAATGCTGTCAGCTGCCATAAAAGCATTCTGATTAATTACTCCCATGGACGGGTTTGTATCCAGGATAATATAATCATAGGCTCCCAGCACGTCCATGTTTTTGTCGATCCATTTCCTGAGAATCTTCTCTCTTGCGGTCGTGGACACCAAGTGCTGCTCGGTCGCCGTGAGTCGAATGTGACTGGCGATAATGTCGAGATTCGGAAGCTGCCACATTGGTTCTGTTGTAATGACTTCCTCCGCTTTCGTTTTTGACGGATTTTCGAAGACATCGCGAATTGTTGCTCCGTCCTGCTCGGTTGTATCGACGCCGGCATTGTCCGACAAATTGCATTGCGGGTCTACGTCGATGAACAGCACCTTGTGTTCCTCCGCGAGAATACCACCAATGTTGAACGCAACCGTGGTCTTCCCCGTCCCTCCTTTGAGCGTGCCAAATGAAATGACCTTCATGTTTTCCCCTCCAGTTCGTTATGTAACGAGCGAATATATTAGAAATCGCATTAACTAATATATTCGCTAATATACTTTCTAATATATTTGCTAATGCATTAGCGGCGTAGCATGCGGCGATCTGCGTCTAGCCGAATCTCTAACATATTAGCGAATATAGTTTCTAATAGAAAAGCTAATATATTCATTTATACATTAACTTTTGCAATCGTTAATATATTCGCTTTCGAGAGCAACCTAAGAGCGCTGCGGGAACAAATGCATTAACTAATGTAATTTCTAATATATTAACGAATAGGACTTCTAATAGATGAGTTAATATATATCATAACATATTCGAAAAGTCAAACAGTTTCAAAATTTACTTGCTCACCGATGCTAAGGGTCGTACGACCATGAAGCTTTAGAACATAGTGGGAAATCTTCACCGATAGGAAAAATCATCGAGTCAACAGGGAGGTATGTTGTAAACCGAAAGGTGGAAACATTTTCAGGGTAGTAGGGGAGCTTGGAAAGGCCCCCTAAAAAAATAAAATTAATTATAAAAACAGACCCACTCACAAAAGAAGATCAGAAGCAAGCCGTAAATCCTCAAATCTCGCGGAGATTGGCCCTTGTTAGTTCGTTTTTAGAGAAATATTTATAAGTTTTTATATCTTGTTAGTTATCTTGTTTACAGGAGGCCGAAAACCCTTATTTTTCAAGGCTTTGCGGACTTTAAGGTGGAACCATTTTCAGACTTAGGTGGAAAGCATTTCGGGGGAAGGCGGAAACATTTTCAGAGAAAGGTGGAATCCATTTCAAGGACGGGTGGAAACCGATTCATGCTCAGGGGGAAGGCAAATCAAGGCATAATATTGAAAGGAGGAAAGATTTTCAGGGCGAAACTGTCAGAATTTTTAAAAGGTGGAAACATTTTCATGGTAATAAAAGGCAATTTTGCAGGGAAATCAGGCATATAATCGCGCTCTACAGCATAGGAAAGGTGGAAAGAAATTCAGGGTAAAGGTGGAAAGATTTTCGTGTGAAGCAAAACTACTTGCCAGAGAACCCCCTTAAAGTGGAAAGCTTTTCAGGGCAAAACAGGAAAGGTGGAAGCGTTGTCGGGGCAAAATCTTTTGAGGGGGGAAAGGTTGTAGGGGCAAAAGGGGAAAGAAAATGTTGACATTTCCACCTTTAGACGCTATTCTATCCAAAAGGGGAGGTGTTGTCGTGCTTGACGAACGATACATAGTCGAAAAATCGAAAGCGCTCGTTTGGGCGCAGTTTCAGGATTACAGCTCCGGCGAGCTGAAAATCTTAGATACATACCTGTCTCGCATCGATCCGCGCAAACCTGACTCCTCTTTGGTGACGTTTACGAAAAAAGAGTATGCGGATTTAATGGGGTTGGACTCCGATATTCGCACGGAACAGCTAAAAGCCTATACGGGCGGCCTACTGAGTAATGTCGTCACGATTGATCTACCAGAGAAAGGATATGTTCAGTATCCCTTGTTCTCGGAAGCGAAATGTTATTTAGACGAGAAGACAGGGCAAGTGACAATTGAGGTCGACTGTAACCATAAACTCAAAGCAGCCTTTTTCGATATCGCAAAGAATGGCTATGTGCGCTATCAGCTGAAGAATATTATATCTCTGAAAGGGCAGTATAGTGTAAGACTTTATCCGAAATTGAAGGATAGACCCTTCGGATGGACAGTTCCGGTTGTAGAACTGCGGGAAATGCTGGGGGCAACGGCGCCTTCCTATAATGAATTCAAGGAATTTAACAAGCACGTACTGCAAAAATCCGTAAAAGAGATCAATGACATCACGGATATTACCGTAACAACGGAAAATGTGAAAAAGGGGAGATCTGTTGTCGCCATTAAGTTCAAGGTAGAGGCGAAAAAGCAGGTACTTCTGGATAAAGAGCAGGCAGCTCTCTTTGTGGAGGACGACGAAGACCAAATCAAGATCGACGGCATGCTTGAAGCTGAGCCTTCTCCTATCGACGATCCGAACGACCCGCTATCCCTTTGTGCATCAGCCTTGCCGGCAGATTTCAGCAGGGAACAGGTGGAACTCCTGCGTCAGCTGGCTATTGACCACCTTCCGTTTACCGTTGCAACCATTGGAGAGCGGGAATTGTGGCTCTTTGATTACCTGCAGGAGAAAACCTTGCTTATGAAGGCATCTCCCAACGTCGTATCGCCCTTCGGATGGCTTCGACAGGCCGTTGCGGAGGATTGGAAATAATATCATGTCGGAGGGTATCTATGGAATATTCTGAAATCTTGAAAATCCAAGTGCCATATGAAGCTGTAGCTGCTATGGCGCAGAAAGTAAGGGGAGAAAATCTTTCGATACACGACATGGAAAAAATGGTAGAGCACTATGCAAAGTACCATGGTCTTGAAGTTGACGAATTACTTCGCTATGCAAATGAGACTTGATTCCTAGATATAAAAAGAGCACCCTTCGGGGTGCTCTTTTCAATTTAACAATAAAACCATGGGCAATATCGAGGCAGAATAATACTCTTTGCAATCAAAACCCCAACAACGCCCCCCATGTAGCAGGGCCCACGATGCCATCTGGCGTAAGCTTCAAAGCCTTCTGATAGGCCTTCACAGCGGCTAGTGTCTTGCTTCCGAAGGAGCCATCCACCGTGCCGCAGTTAAAGCCATAGCCATTGAGAAGAATCTGCAAAGCCTCGACAGAAGCGCCCTCGCTACCGTTTTCGAGGATAGGAAGCTCCACTTTGGTCGTTTCAGAGGGCTTCGAAGCACTCGTAGCCTTCTTGCTGTAAGCAGGGAGGCAGTAGCCGCGGATGTACTTGCCATTGACCGAGAGTGTGCGCCGTGCAACCGCTTGCCCTTTGTTCCCCTCGATGATGGTAATGGTATTCCCAACCACCTTCTCCACGATACCGACATGATCCGGAGCTCCAGTATTGTCGCCTACGGCATTGTCCTGCCAATCGTACATGAGAACATCGCCAGGGGAGGGGCGGTAGGAGTCCGTTTCCTTGAAGCATCCAAGCTTCTTATAGAGCTCAATCATCTTCGAGCAGCTGCATTCCGTCGGAGCGATGTCTACGAGCCCAGCCTTGATGAATGCCGCACTGACGGTGGTCGCACACCATTCATCCGTATACTGGACCTTATAGCCTCGCGCAAGGGGCTTGTGGCTATTATACAGGTCGATAATGGGTTTGAAGGAGCCATCCGACTCCTTCAACCCAACCCAACCCTGCATAATAGAGACGACTTTACTTCGAAGCTGTGATTCCGTCATAGGAAAAACTCTCCTCCCTCTCTGCACCATAGAGCTCCGTATGCAGGCGAATTACTGCTGCCTCAATGGCAAGATCCACCGTGTCCTCATCCACTTCGTAGCCATTTGCGCGGAGGTAGGAGAGGACATATTTCTTTTTGAGGTTGCCCTGGGAGCTATCATAGATCTGCTCCGCTGCCGCGACGGCGATATCGACCCAGCGGAGAAACTCCGTCATGTTCTGCTCTCCCACTTTGCTCTTGACATAGGGGATGAGGAAGGTGGTGATGAGGGTTGCTGCCAGGGCAATGACTGCCTGGACAATGGGGGTGAGGTCAATGGTTTCCATAGTGTGCTCCTCCTTTGAAAATGTTGTTTTTTTGTAATAAAAAAAGCCCAATCCAAAAGGATTGGCGCTCTCATTTTGGCGCTCGTTATTCGGTTAAGGTAATGCCGGCAATCTGGATGACGGATTCAATGCCGTACTTCTCTGCCAGTTCCTCCACCATGCCATAGGTGAGCTTAATCTTATTTTCTGCCTTCGCCTTGGCATAGTAGAAACCTGTGCCAGCCGTGGTATCCGCCCAAGATAGGCCGGTAATGGTGGCT